CTGCAACCTCGGCCGCGGGTGGTAAGGGCGGCGACGGCTTCATCGCCGTGGTGGCTTGGTAAGGAGACAAAATCATGCGTAAGCTCGGACTGGCGCTACTTGTCGTAACCTGCCTTGGCCTCGGCTACGCGCTAGTCCGAGCCCAACCTGTGATTATGCCCCCGCCTCCGGGGACGAGTGCGACGCTTTGCACTTTCAACACTGTCCTTCCGACGATGAACGCCGGCTTTCCGGGGTTTGTTCAGTGCGATGTTAATGGAAGGACTATTACTTCTCCCGGCAGCGCCGGCGCGGCGGGTTATCCAAACGGCTCGACACCCGTAACCGCGTCGGCCAGTGGTACGACGGCCGCGGTGACCGCTACACTCCCCGCGATTGCCGCAAGGCTTCTTTACATCTGCGGCTTCGTAGATGACGCGGTTGCGACCGCCGCTACTGCGGTGACGGGCTCGATCACTGGAATGTCGGGTGGGACTTTCACCTACGTTCAACAGGTAGGAACGCTCACGGGCACCGGCAACTATCACTATCAGATAACCTACACCCCGTGCATTCCGGCCTCGGCCGTGAACACCCAGATTCAACTGGTGTCTGGCGCGGCCGGTGTCGGCGGTGTGCAGGGCGTGATGCTTTGGGGCTTTTATCAGTAAGGAGAATTCGATGGCTAGGTATCGGCTTAAAGGCAAACACTACCTGAAGATCGCGAACATCGAGTGGGAGCAGATCGAGGTCGATCTCTCGACCGGCAAGCAGGCACGGAAACGGTATCCCGTCCCCGCGTACCTCGATCCGGAGGACACTTCGAATTGTAACTACCCCGGCGAGATCATTGTAGCCTCGAAGGCCTCGACCGCCTATCCTCGGGACTACATCTTTACCGGCCCTCCGACGCTGGACATGGAGCCCCTCGACGAAGAGGCCGAGGTCGAGTTCGCAAAGACCTGTGCGCGGGGCGAGCATCCGATCGAAAGCCTTCCGGCGAATGGCCAGACCTTCTCGGACTCGTTGCTCGAGAAACTGACTCGGCAGCTTGACGATATCTCGATCCGGAACGGCCCGCCGTCCCAGGGTTCGAACGACCGGGTCGCGGCGCTTGAGGCTCAGATCGCGGAGCTTAAAGAGCTGGTTCTTTCGTCAAAGGCTCCGGCGACTCGGCCTCAAGTCGGAGCTAAGTAATGGCTATCAACACCGGCGTTGGCAGTCCTGGGACGGTAGCCGCGGCCAGCGGCGGGAAGGTCACGGCGATTAACGCCCTCGGCGTAGGGCCGATCACAGTGATCGCCGGGAACCCGCAGCGAGTCTCGATCACCTTTCACAACCCGAGTGCGATCTCAGTGTATGTCGCGCCGCTGATTACCGCTACAGGGGCGAGCCTGGTCCCGGCGCTGCCAAACACCCTTGGTGGTTGCTTCCAGATTTTCCCTGGGGGCTTGCTTGTGGTAACTGGCGAATGTCAGGTTGGCTGGCAAGCCTTCGCGGCCTCTGGTTCGACCGCCGCCCTTACGATTATGGAGTCCAACGTATGAAGCGCTGGCTTCTAGCCCTCGGTCTTCTTCTGGTGCCCTCTTGGGCACTTGCCCAGGGCTGCGGGCCAACCAATCCCAACTGTATTGTGCCGACGGCGCCTGTAGGGACGAGTAATAATCAGGCGGCCTCGACGGCCTTCGTTGCGAATGCCTTTGGTAACACGAACCTTACTCGAATTAAGCTTCTTGCTCCGACTACATTTTATGCTGATTCTAGCGCGGGGACGGATAACGCCACATGTGGGCTGGCCTCCGGCGTTAGTGCGTGTGCGTCGTATCAGTATCTTTTTGCAAGTCGCTTTGTGCCAAACTATGATTGCGGCGGACAGGTTGTTACGCTTTCCTTGGCGAATAACGACACGCAAGGCCTAGCTATCGGCACGCCCTGGACTGGCGGGTGCTATGTTGTTCTTCAAGGCCCAGGCGGGTCCCCGCCAACCATAGGTTTGAATCCTAGCGGTGCCTTTGCTGGAAATCCAGCAATTAACATCGGCGTTCCGTTGCCTGGGGTTCTAGTCATTCAGGGAATGACCTTAGGCTCTACGGGTGGTGGTAATGGGCACGCAATTGCGATGCTGGCTACCGGTATTGTGCAATTGCGAGGTAATGTTGTTTTTAACAGCGTGGGTTCGGGCGCTTCGCATATATTTCTTAACGCTGCTGGCGCTAACTTGTATTGTTATAACTCATCTGGTGGTGGCGGTGGCAATTCGTACACAATAAATTCTGGAGCTCTATTTCATTATGCGGTTCTTGCGGGGAGCATAAGTTGCGCAACGATGACATTTGCCATCAATGGCACACCGACATTTACAGTATTTGCAGGAGCTTATAACTCTGGATCGGCGATCAATTTGCAGGCAGCAACATTTGCCGGGTCTGGATACACGGGGTCACCTTCGGTAACCGGCCAGCGATGGCTTACTAGCAATAATGGGTCAATTTTATTCGTCGGTAACTCGTCTTGTGTGGCGGGAGCAAATCTACTCCCTGGGAGTACTCCAGGAACCTGTTCTAACGGAGGACAATTCCTATGAATACTCTTCGACGATTTGTACTGGCGCTTGCGCTTCTGTTCCCGCAGGTCGCCCTTGCTCAAATCTATCCGACCTCTTGGTACTTTTCTGTCACTGACAGTACGCCTAGCACGACTGTCTGGAACACCGCGACAGGTGCCTTTGTAAGCAACACAGGTGGTGCTTATCAGACATGGCTTTCTGCTATTGTGGGGCAGGTTGGGTCCGGAGCGGGTCTCGCGTCGCCTATTTCAAACGTAACGAACAATGGCAGTGGTCTTGTTAGAATAACTGTCGCTAACCCATTTTTCGTCGGAAGCAACTGGAGGACTGGACAGTACAAAACTGTCTTTGGAGTGGGCGGCGCGACTGGCGCCAACGGCGTATGTCTGCTTACAGTGATATCCTCGACTCAGGTTGATTGCCAAGGCTCGACCTTTGGCGGAACCTATACTTCAGGCGGAACGATTGGTGCCGGACCTGTTATTGACACCGCCGCCAATTTGAATATTCTCATAAACCAGTATAATTTGTCACAGGTAAGCCAGCTTTCTACGATTCCACTAACGATTCTTGCAACAGCAACACTGTCTAATCCTGTTTATACAACTCAGTTCGTCACCATCGCGGCAGGCGCGCAGACAGTGACGATGCCGCAAGCGAACTTGTTCGGCTCGATTCCAATTGGCTATCAGATCAAGTTTCACAGCACTGGCCCGTCAATCTGGACATTGAAGGACTCTTCCGGAGGAACGATTGTAGCGGTTCCCGCGGGGTGGTCGGTACTGCTGGCGCTCGTCGACAATTCGACCGCGGCCGGCTCGTATGTCTACGAACTGGTACCGACGGCGCAGTTACTTTGCAGCCAGCTTTCCGGAGCTGCGGCATCGTGCTCGACCGATGCGACCAACGCCAGCAATATCTCGTCTGGCACGCTTGGTGCGGGGCGGCTTCCAACGCAGATCAATGCGGCCTATGGTCCGTCCTTCGGCCAGCTTCGCTATGCCCTGACGGGCGTCAATTTTAACAGCGCCAATACTGACAACGCCCTCACCATTACGCTGCCTACCGGCGTAACACGCTATGCAGTGGCCGGTGTTCGCATTAACAATGCGAGCGCGTCTATTTCGACTGCAACAATCGGGGTGTTCACTTCGACGGGCGGTGGCGGGCAGACCATCGCCGCGAACCAAGCTATTACAGTCACGGCGACGGCGACGGACACGAATAATAACACAATGTCGCTGACGCTAACCAACGGCAACACTATGGCCTACAACGACGCCACACTTCAGGTTCGGATAGGAACGGCGCAAGGTAGTGCTGCGACGGCCGATGTGATAGTTGATATTATTCCGTTGTCTTGAGTGGAGGGTAGAATGCGCAAGGTAGTTAAAATTAGTTTAATTTGGTTCGCCCTTTCAAACATGGCCTTGGCTCAACAGGGGCCACCAAGTGAGCAGGATATTCTCGCCGCGACGATAGGGAACCTGTTCAAGGAGAACGCTCGCCTCGCGGTCGAGCTTCAACGACTTCAGGCGCAGCTTCAGCAGGAGCGGAGCAATGCCAAGCAAAACAACGCCCCAAGCGAGACTGATGGCAGGGGCGGCCCACAACCCGGCGTTCGCGAAGAAGGTGGGCGTCCCGATGGCGGTCGCTAAGGAGTTCAATAAGGCTGACAAGCGGACGGGGATTCTTCGGAAGAAAAGGAAATAGCCATGCCCATGCCAGTGTTACAGGAATATAAGAAGGGGGCGAATAAGGCGAAGACTCCCCCGGGAAAAAAGGCGAAGGCCGTTCCGGCGGCCCTCGATGCGAACCTTCCTATGAACCGGATGGGGATGCTGAAAAAGAAGCCGCGGTCGATGACCAGCCAGAAGGTATCTAAGGTATGAATGATATCTCCGATACTCCGGGCGTTTTGGACGAACTTAACCGCCAATCGCGGGAGCTTAAAACTATTCGTGAGCTTCTTTCCAAGGTCATCAACTATATGATCGAGGCCGAGACGGAAGTCTCGGAGAAGATGCGGCGGTTCATTATGTACATGCACGATCTCCATGACGTGTGCTACATGTATGAGTCCCGCGGCCAGCCGGCCCCCGAGCATGTGCGTAACGAGATGGAACGCTGCGACGATCGGTATCGGCAGCTTTTGCTGGAAGCGCATAGCGACGGCGGGACGTTTGAGAAGGTCCGTCGGGAGATGGCGAAAGACCCGCATAACAGGTGGGATCACACGAGACTTTTGAACAAGCCACAGGAGAAGAAACAATGAAACAAGGTCGAGCGTCGAGAGACGTGTCCGAGGGCGGAAAGCGTGAGCCGAAAGCCTATGCTGTGAGTCCGTCGGCCGCGAACCAGCAGGGAATGGCTATGGGCAATCTGGCCGGGAAGCGGTTCTCGGCGCCGCAGCTTTATCAGGGCAACGGCTATCAGGCCCCGCCGACGAAGAGCATGGCGACTACGAAGGGTGGAAGCCAAGGGAAGTACTGATACGTATCATCGGCGTCCGATGATCCATACAGGAGGACTCATATGCCTTACGACCTTAATCGAATCTTGCTTCTCCTCAATGTGATGGAGAAGGCCTCGGGCTACCCAAGTCTTAAGCCTATCGCCGACGCGGTGTGGGTGGAGCTTATGTCGTGCATGACGCCGGTGGCTCCCGCGGTCGAGCCCCCGTTGAACATGCCGACCCTCCCGAACCCCGGAGACGCCTAATGAATACCGGCCCCGCAACCGCAACAGTCGGTGGAGCAGCGATTGTCTCTGCCATTATCTCTCTCGTCACCATGTACGCCCAAGGTACTATCGACGTGGCGAGTGCAACAACTGCGATCGGCGTGATTTTCGCCGGGATCAACTCGTTATTCTCTCACACAGTGTGAGGCTCTAATGTCCAGTGAGTACGAAAAGAAGCCGACGCAGAATAGTAAAGGGGAGGCCGCGGCTATTCGTCTTGACGGGCAGAGAGCTAAACAAGCGGACGCTGCATTTAAGGCTGCAATGAAATCCGCTCCAGAGTCTCGTCCTACCCGTACTGTAGTAGACAAACGCCCGCGACGGGCTGGTGGCCCTTGGGCCTGAAAGGAAGAAACAGATGCCTCGAGATATCCTCAGTGAATACGGGCCGGATAGCCCGATGAATCAGAAGCCGCGGGCGACCAAGGGCGGCATGACTATGGCCGATAAGCGGGACGTGATGAACTATGCCCCGCCTTTCGGCCCAACCTCTATCGGTGACCGCGGCCCCGGCCTACATGAGAACAACTTCGGCAACTGCGGCACACAGCAGCGGGCGAATACAGACACCTATGAGTGCGGCGAGCCGGGGCTTCGAGGCTCACGATACAGCGGTGGCAACGGCGGCTATGGAATGGAGACCAAGACTGGTAGCCAGTCCAACACCGTCAAGAAGATGCCCTAAGGGAGTGAAGCCATGCGCAGGTTCGTTACCGGACTTCTTCTTGCCCTCTTAGCGGCTTCGCCGGCCTCGGCTCAGATTACACAGGGCCAAGTTCAAGCCTCGATCACGAACCTTCCTCAGGGCGGGAATGTTTCGGTAGCGAACCTGCAAGCTACGCTTACTTTGATGAACCAGGCCGCCTTCCAGGGCCTGTCTGGTAATGTCTCGATTAGTAACAGTCCTTGCGCAGGGTGTTTTCTCGTCGGGGTGAGTTCGTCGGTTGCGAATTGGACTAACTCGACCCCGCTTTCTTTCCTAGGGACTAATGTAAATCCCATCACGGCCGATGGCTCGCAGATCACTATTCAAAACTCATCTACGACCGCACAGAATGTTTATAGCGGTATTACCGGGGGCGTTGTTTATGACGCATTGCGCTCAACGGTCTACATTCCGGCCGGAAGTACCGTCTTGAATACGGAACCTTTTGGAGCTTATGTCCGTAATAGATCGGGGAGCCCTTCGTCGCCCGGCGTTCTATTCTATGGCGTTTGCACCACAATTGCTAATTCGTCTTGTTTTGGCTGGAATCCTCGTCTTTTAGACAGCGAAGATGGAGCGGGTCACTCCTACACCGGTATAAAACTTATTGGCGGTGAAATTGATTATGATATTCGGCAAGCTTCAACAGTGGTTAGTGGCATCAGTTTACAGTTGGCGTCAACTGTTAGCTTTGCGGCAAGCAATGGATTTCAGGTTACTAATAACACTCCAAGTTTTGGCAAACTGGCCAATTCTTTTGTGTCTGGAGATGCGGCTGCCTCAGTAGCATTATTTGCAGGGGCAACTGCGGCCTCGGGGACATCCATTAGCAGCCAAACTATTAAATTCAATCGCTTTGATGGCGGCGGCGTGGAACATGCCGATTTGCTTTTTGATGATTCTGCGGGCCAGTTAACGTGGCCAGGGAATATCAACCTCAACGGCCCCGCGGCTACAGCTATTCAAATCAGCTTTCAAGAAAACAGCGCCACAGGCTTCGTAATCGGTCAAACTTCGGGCGGAAACTTCTTCGCTCTCGATGGTGCGAACAGCAATGCCTTCGTCTGGCAAATGCCAAGCGCCGGCACGTTCGCTTTCACGCCTCGGGTTTCTTTCGCTTCTGCCATCATCTCGGCGGGCGCGGTCCCCACAGGTAACACAGGAACCTGCGGAACGGGCGTCACGGTTACGGGCGGCGCGATGACTGGTACATGGACCTCGACGGCGATCTGTGCCTTAGCGGGGACGATTATTCTATCAGGCATGCCGACGGCCCCCACGGGTTATTCATGCGATATGACTGACCGCACGACAAATGGCGTGACAGTGCAACAGACGGCGACTTCTGCTACGTCGGCGACCTTCACAGTTCGTTCGTTGCCGACGGGGAGTGTCCAAACCGTCGCGAACGACATTCTGCAGTACAAGTGCATCGCTTACTGAGTTAGGTAGCTAATGACAACCGTCCTCGACATTGCGAACCGCGCCCTGCAAGCGATGGGCACTCGAACGAATATGTCCTTGGCCGAGTTCAATGCGCAAAGTTCGAACGAGGCGATTCAGTGTCAACTTGCGATCTACGCGATCCGGGACGAAGTGCTGCGCATGGCGCCCTGGAATGCGGCGACAAATACGGCGAATCTTACTTATATCACTTCGGCCCCCGGCTCGCCGGAGAACCCGACGGTAGTCACCGCGCTGTGGCAGAAAGGTCAACCTCCGCCCCCGTGGACGTACGAGTACCAATACCCGGTTGACTGCCTTCGGCCGCTTTGGATCATCCCGGCTACACAGACCGGCTTCGCGGGTGGCGTCCCTATCACAACCGCCGTGACTGGGTACACCGCGAACGTTTGGACGGGGCCGTCGGCTAAGTTCAAGGTTGGGATTGACCAGTTCTACGCAGTGACCGGCGCTACGGTTGCAGCAGCCGGGGGTGGTTATCAGGTCGGAGATCAAATTACCCTTTACACGAACCCTATCTTTGGTTCTGGCTTCGCCTCCGGCTTTATCACAACCAATCAGCCTCCTCTCGGCGCGCCCGCGATCCTTCAGGTCACCTCGATCAATGCCTTCGGTGGGATCACCGGGGTTTCGGTAGTTAATACTTTCCAACAGGCACAGCCTGAGAATAGTTCGCCGGTATCCGGCTCGTACTTCGCGATTCAGCCGAGCCCGATTCAGCAAGCCTCGACGACTGGTCTTGGGGCCGGTGCGCTTTTCAACCTCACTTGGTCCGCGCAGATGGACCAGCGGGTCATTCTGACAAATCAAGAGTTCGCGACCCTTTGCTACATCAAGCAGGTTCAAGACCCGAATATTATGGACCCGCTGTTGATCCAGGCTTGGATCGCGGCTCTTGCAGCGAAGCTGATCTATCAACTGTCTGGGGATAAGGCCGCGGCGAATCTTAAGATCGCTGAGGCGAACGCCGCGATTATAGAGGCTCGGAAGGCGGACGGGAATGAGGGCCTGACCATCAACGACGTAACGCCTGACTGGATTCGCATCCGCGGAGTGAACTACCCGAATTGGGAGTATTCCCCGAACTTCAACTTCGACTGGGGGAGCTATTTTAGCCCGTACTGATGGCAGAGAAAACACATATTCAATATAGCTTCCACGCGGGCGAGTGGGCGCCCGCGTTGAATGCGCGCGTGGATATGGCGAAGTATCATTCGGCCGCCGCGTTGCTGCGCAATTTCTTCGTGGACTATCGTGGCGGCGCGAGCACATGCCCAGGAACTAAATATTGCTTACGGGCAAAGTCCATTGGCGCGTGGCTGATTCCGTTTCAGGCCGCGCCGACGGTCGGATATATGCTAGAGTTCGGCCAGAACTACGTTCGGTTTTACAGCAACGGCGCGCCGATCCTTGAGTCTGGACTTACGATTACCGGGGTCTCGGGAAATACGATTACTGTCACGAATACGTACTCTCCAGGGGATTGGGTCTACGTCCTTGGAGTCGGCGGCGTCACGAACATCAACGGGAAGTATTTCATCGTCGCGACTGCGACCGGCGCGAACATTACGGTCACGGACCTCTACGGGGCCACTCCAAGCTTCTCGGGCTACACATCCGGCGGCACGACACAGAGGGTTTACACCGTACCGTCGCCTTATAACACGGCCGATCTTCCGACACTGAAGTACGCGCAGAATGGTCAGTTCTTGGTGCTGACGCACCAGAATTATGTGCCCTACGTCTTGACTTTAATCTCGGCAACAAATTGGACTCTTGTTCCAATCACCTTCGGTTCGACAATCGGGCCGCCGGCCGGAACACCAACTCTTGCAGCCTCTACCGCCTTGGCGGTCGGAACGGTTGTTTACTACGGTTATGTCGTAACAGCGGTTGATAAGAATGGGCAGGAGAGCGCCCCCTCAGCAATCGCGACCTACGGTAGTACGAAGGACTTTACTCAAGTTTCGGCCGCCGGGACGCCGGGAACGATTACTGTTTCCTGGGCCGCGGTCCCAGGCGCAGTTTTCTATAATGTCTACCGTGCCCAACTTTCTTACAACGGAACAGGCTCCTTCGCGGGCGCGTCTTTCGGCTTTCTCGGCTTCGCTACGACTAACTCATTCAACGATACAGCTATCGTCGCAGATTACTCATTGACCCCGCCGATAGCCCAGAATCCATTCCAGGGTGCGGGTGTGGCTTCGGCTACTGTTACCGCGGCCGGCGCTTATACAACTGTTCCTGGGGTTACATTCGCTGCGGCTCCGGGTGGGGGCTCGACTGCGACTGGTGTGGCTTCTTTGGGGATAATTACTCTAGGTGCAATTGTAAATCCTGGTTTTGGCTACAATGTTGGCCAGGCTGTTTCATACGGAAACGGGGTTGTCCTTATTGTTAAAACCCTAACAGGTGGTCCAGGGACGGGTATTGCTTCTTTCCAACCCCTTACTTATCCAGGCACAAGTATTGGTAGTATTACTGCCGGGTCCGTCCCCGCAAATCCGATTGGAGATAGTGTTGGGGGGTCGTCGGTAAATGTAACGACCTGGGGCGTCACACAGATAATCATGATCCAAAACGGCGCGGGTTATACCTCTGTCCCCGCGATTACTTTCTCTGCAGGCGCGGCCGCGGCTACAGCAGTCCTTGGCCCCGCCTCTAGTGGCAACCCTACCGTCCCGGTCTTCTTTGATCAGCGCCTTGGTCTCTTCGGTCCTCCGGGCGCGCCGAACCAGATGAATTTTAGCATTCCGGGGTCGCCATATAATTTCAACACTACCAATCCTGTCCAGGCTGACGACGCGATCACAGCGAACCTTATTTCGAAGCAGCTTCAGTATATCAAGGGCGCGATCGCGATGCCCTCGGGCCTGCTCGTGTTCACGAACTCAGGTCTTTGGCAGATTAACGGCGGGTCTTCGACAACGGCGATCACTCCAATTAACATCGACGCGAACCCCCAGTCTTATGTCGGCTCGAGCGACCTCCCGCCGATCATCGCTAACTTCGATATGCTGTATGTTCAGGCGAAGGGCTCGATCGTCCGCGACGCGACGTTTAACTTCTACGCGAATGTTTGGACAGGGACGGATGTCTCGGTCCTTTCCTCGCACCTTTTTTACACATATAGCCTGACTCAGTGGGCTTGGGCCGAGGAGCCCTTTAAGATCGTTTGGGCGGTGAGGAATGATGGGGTTCTTTTATCTCTGACTTTCCTTAAGGAGCAGGAAATCGCCGGTTGGGCGCATCGGGATACTCAGGGTTCGTTTCTATCAGTCGCGACAATAACTGAACCTACTGCAACCGCGGGTAATGTCGATGCTGTTTATGTAGTGGTTAGCCGAATAGACCAAGTAGGTTATGTTCAACATATCGAGCGCATGGCTGAACGAGCTTTTCCTTATGGAATGGAAGATGCCTGGTGTGTTGATTCTGCACTTCAGTCCAGTGGTACAACGCCTAATGCGTATTTGCTTGCTTCTACAGGGGCTGTCGGACCGGGCGCGGTTTTTACTGCGAGTTCGGGTATTTTTAATAGCGGGATGATAGGGCAAGTTATTCGAATGGGTGGAGGCATTGCGACAATTACAGCATTTACGTCCTCGACTCAAGTTACTGGAACTATAACCCAAACAATATCTCAAACAGGATATGGTAATCCTCTTATTGACGCCCAACCGGGGGCTTGGACACTATGGCAGCCTTCTACGACTTTTTCCGGCCTTGATCATTTGAATGGACAAACTGTTGTTGGCCTCGCGGACGGTGTTCCAGTCGGGCCGTTTACAGTTGTTAATGGTTCTATAACTCTCCCCAAGGCCGCAACGAAAGTTGTGATTGGGCTTTCTTTTGTTCCTCAACTTCAGACGTTGTCTTTGGACCTGGGCGAACCGACGGTTCAGGGGAAGAGGAAGAAGATCGCCGCTGTGACTGCAAGGGTAAAGGACGCTCTTGGCCTTTCGATGGGGTCAAGCTTCACTAACCTAGTCCCGATGAAGGACCTGGTTCTTGGAAATGTCGGGTCAGCAACCAACGCGACGGTAACGAATCTTCAAACCTGCGACGCCCGCACCCTTCTCGATCCGCTATATCAAGTGCCGGGGCAGTATTGCTTCCAACAAAATAACCCTCTCCCCGCGTCGATCCTTGGGGTGATACCTGAGGTAACGGTAGGAGATAAGTGATGCAGGTTGAAATCAGGCCGGCCATGGCTATGGACCTCGAGAGAATCATGCTTCGCAGTGTCGACGGGAAGCGGCCGGGTGCGATGATTATCAGCCGGCGGTATCTCGAGTCGAGCCTCTTTTCATGGACGGGGCTGGTTAATGGAAAGCTCGCTTGTATGTGGGGGCTGATCGCCCCGACGGTCTTTAGCGAGCAGGCTTACCTGTGGCTTATCACGACGGACCTCGTGGACGATCATAAGTTTACTTTCGTCCGCCATTCACAGATAGTCGTTGACGGGATGCTTGATCAGTTTCCCTTGATTGTCGGCCATGTGCTTTGGGAGCAGTCGCGGAGTAAGAAATGGCTGAAGTGGCTCGGGGTCAAGTTTGGAAGACCGATCGAAGGGAAAACTCGGATCGTGCCGTTTGAATTGAGGAGATCATACATTGGCTGATCCAGTTACACTTGCGGGAGTTAGTCTCGGTGCGACTGCGATCGGCGGCGGGGTCGGCGCGCTTGGATCGCTTATGGGCGGGCAGGCCCAGAAGAACGCCTACGGCTATCAAGCCGCCGTCGCTCAGATGAACGCGAAGATCGCGAATGCGAACGCTGAGCATGCGGTGCAGGTTGGAGAGAAGGAAGCCCAAATCTCCGGGATGCAGACGCGGGCGCAAATTGGCGAGACTAAGGCTATTCAAAGCGGGACTAATTTGGATGTTAATAAAGGCTCAGCCGTGGACGTACGCGCGAGTGAGGCGGATATTGGAAAAGATAACGAGATGACGATCAGGTCCAACGCGGCTTGGACGGCCTATGGATACAAGGTCGAGGCCGCGAAGGACACCGCGCAGGCGAATCTTGATATGATGGCCGGAGAGAACTCGCAGAAATCCGGGCTTTTGGGCGCGTTTACCTCACTCCTTGGCGGCGCCGGCTCGGTCTCAGGTAAGTGGTTGGAGTATCAGAGACAAGGGATACAAATCTAGTGCCCCAAGTTCCGTACAGACCTTTTCCCACCGTCGAGCCGGCCCTTCGGCCTACGCCCTCGATCGGCCTTCGGGTGCCCGGCGAAGCCTTCGGCACGAATATCGCGGCCGCAACTGAGAGGCTTGGCGGAACGATTGAGAAGGTTGGAAATGAAATTGGACAGCAGGCTATTGCTTATCAGGCGTTGAATAATGACACCTGGGCGAAGAATGCCTTCGCGGATACTGAGGTTAAGCTCGGGAAGCTTCAGGAGAATTTTAAGCTTCAAGAGGGCGTAAATGCTACACAGGGCCTCGATGCGCATGTTCAGCAAATCCAGGATGCAAGAAAGTCCGCCCTCGATAGTGCCCCGAACCCGATGGCGAGAAAACTTCTCGACGATGTGCTAACTCGGCGGGTGTCTTTCCAAATTATAGACTCGAATAATCACGCGGGAAATCAGGCGAAGGTCGCGGCGAACGAAGCGGCGCAGTCTCGGCTCGACGCAGCGAAGAGTAACGCTGATCCAACTAGCTCCGGTTTCGAGTCCTCGTTGAACACGGTTGAGGCCGAGACGAGGCATCTTTGGGCGGTTAAGGGTGGGGAGAAGGATAAGATCGAATGGGAGGTGAAGAAACAAAGGTCTGAAGCAATCACAAACGGGCTGACAAAACTTAATCTGACTAATCCTGATGCGGCGGCAAAGATTCTTGAGGAGCGATGGAATGAACTTCAACCTAATCAGAGGGAGCAGTTAAAAAGTCGAGTCGATGCGGGGCAAGTTACGAAGTCAGCGCTGAACGACGCGAATCTCTTTCTCTCTGGCGGCGAGGTCGGCGATACCTCACTCTCGAGCCCCTACGACCCAAAGGCTGGCCTCGGGCGGGAGAAAGAGATTCTCGAGGCCGCTGAAGAGGTCGGGCGGATTAAGGGCAAGGGAGTTCCTGGGTATCAGGAAGCCTTTGTTCGGAATGTTATGAATAAGGTCTACGCGCAGGATCGGGCCTACAAAGCCGCGACGGCTGGTCAAATGGATACGCTGTCACACTTCGTTGCGGATAGGCAGATTGTCGACGAGGCAGGAATCAACGCTGATCCAAGGATGAGAGAGCTTTACGGGAACCTTGGGGCGAAAGAGCAAAATGCGATCCGAAATATGATCGCGACTAATGCTCGAGGCCTGGACCCCGACCCGCTTGACCCGGCGGTCGCTGCTAGGACTTCGGCCCTGTGGGGTCTTGCGACGCGCGCGCGGGAGGGGGATAAAGACGCTCAAGAGCAGTTCGACCACGCCTCGATCCTTGAGGCCCAGATTCCGCGGCGGGATAAGCTGAAGCTTTTGTCCGAGAAGACTAAGATGTTCGGGCAGGCCGAGGGCGATCCGCGCTTTACGCAGTATCTTCGAGAGGCGCAGCCGGTGCTCAGTACCGTTGGTATGGGTCCGACAAGAGGTTCGACGGAAGAAGCTAAGGCGAAGGCTGAACAGTATAATGTATTTATTGGAGAGTTTCGCCACTCGATCGAAGCTTGGGAGTTTGAGAACAACGGGAAGCCGCCCTCAGAAAAGGATCGAGCGGCGATTGCTACGAGCTTGGTTAAGAGGCAAGTTGTTGAAAAGAAGGGCGGAGCTTTCTTTGGCTGGAAAGACCTTACCGGAGATAGGTATAAGGTTTATTCTGAGAATCGAGACGCCCTTACAGAAGCTTTAACTAGGAAACTTGGGCGCGCTCCAAGAGAAGTTGAAATACAAGATGCTTTCCGCAAACGGTTTCCAGAGGTTCAGTGATGGAAAAGATTCCGAATACAGCCCGCTGTGATCTTTGTAAGGAAGACTTTGAGAAGGACAATAACGCCTGTTTAGTTCGTGAGGTTCTTCCAAACGGCGAACATGGCCCAGATGTCTGGCTTCATACTAAGTGCATAGAAGAGTTAGAAAATGCCACTGTCAATTGAAGAATGGGGAGAGTTCCTCCGCGACGACCAGCAACAGCAGGCTAAGTCGTCGCTCCTCGGCGACCTGATGAATCCCGAGGTCGCCGCGAAGACGCTGCAAAACTCTGCGCAGCGCGGGATTCCGTTCGCCCTGAACACTGCGGCGCCCGAAGATTTCAACAAAGAGTCTATGATTAACCGCGCGCAACAGGTCGCGAATGACGACCCGATTGTGCAGAGGTATTTGTCGAACAACGATTTCGCTCCGCATGTGTCGCATGATGACCTCGAGAATTTGTCCATCTATGGGAAGAGCCTGAAGGCAATAACCTCCGGGTGGGCCGGCGGCCGGGCGCTCTCTAAGTTCGGTGCGGCTTCAGCTTTGCCTATCGCCCAACGCGAGACCGAACTGCCGCCGGAGGCCGAGAAGTTCTGGAAGGAAAACGAAGAGGCGAAGAAGAATATCCCAGAAGGGGGCTGGTATCACACCCTCGCGGGGTTCTCCCAGTTCCTTGGGCAGGTCGTCGAAGGGACTCAGGAGATTAATCGGAAGTACCCGATGAAAACTCCGGAGACTATGGGGGATGTTCTTCGAGCCGGCGTCGAGTTTCCAGGCCGGGCGCTCTCGATGATTCCTGCGGCGATCATGACGCCGATGAATCTGGCGAGGGACACCGGGAACGAAATCTATGTGAGGCATCAGAAGGAGGCCGCAGCCTCCGGATTGCCGTTCGACGCTGACGCCACCGCGGCCGCCGCGACTATTGGTGCCATTGCTACTCTAACTGCGCTTAAGGTCGCGCCGGGCCGGGAGGCCGAGGGGTTTGTTAAAGAACTTGCAGCCGCCGCCCTTGAAAACGCTACAGTTAAGCGCGGTCTTAGTTACTATATGAGGGAGACGGTTAAGTCGGGGGCTATCTTTGGGGCCGCCGGGGTGGGGCAGACACTGATCCAAACCTACGCGGAGGACATCGCACGCGAGATATCATCACCGGAATTTAAGACTATAATGAACGATCCGCAGAAGCGGGCGGAGCTTCGTGATAACTTGATCGAAGCGGCGGCCGGGGGCTTCGCTCTCGGTGCTGTAATGCACCTTCCTCATGTCGGGGTTTCGTACCTAAATGACAGGAGACTGATCAATGAGGCGCGCGCGGACAAGCAGAACTACGACGCTGTGCAACGCGATGCTCTTTCGACTCAGACTTACGAGAGGAGCCCGGAAGCCTTCAAGGCTTTTACGGAGGAGGCCGCCCGAGGTCATGAAATCGGTATCCCCGCCGATGCTATTGTAGAGGCTTTCGGCGAAAAAGCCCTAGACAAATTTAGCTTCGTCTCGGACTTTGAGACGAAGCTACAAGGGGCCTATGAGCGGGGCGGGGATGTCAAGATTCCACTGAAGGATTGGCTCGTTGCACTGAAGGATAATCCGGAGCTTGGGCAGGCGTTTAAGGATGATTTGAGGATTCGGCCTGAAGGGCTGACGATGAGAGAGGCTGACGCCCTGAAGGAGGCGAAGCTGGAGGACTATCAAGATACTGATTTTGCTCAAGCAGAGACTATTCGCGGCGCCGCCTATACAGTAGGTGGAAAGACTTATGTAGGGCCAAATCATATTGCAGCTATGGATGCGGCGGTCAAGGACCTAGGCCTATCTGGATACGATGAACTAATCGATCGACAGCCAGGGGAGGGCTTAACGCAGAAGCTTGCTGCTCATCGTGAATCAGGTGATGGCTTTATAACCTCGACTGGTCGGGTGGTGACTAGGAAAGAAGCCCGTGTTATCGCCGAGGCATCCGGGCAAGGAAAGGGTACTGGAGAAAGGGGGATTAAAGCAGAGGATATGACGGGGTTATCTAGCGTTCCGGAAGGATGGGAGTCTGCTGAGGGACCGACTCTGCGAGAACTACCTAAGCCTCTTGAAGAGGGCGGGGGCTCTATCTACGCAGGGGAGAATGACGCGGTTCCGACGAAGCTAACTTTTCTGGCATCTGATATTTTTCATAGTTTGGATACTTCGTATTTTACTCGCGAAGCGAGAATCCTCGCCGATTTCTTTCGGGATAAATTCGACCGCCTTGTCGGCGATATGGAAATCAGGCTTGTCGCCGACGAGGATATGACCAGGGCGGTCGAGGGGCTGACTAATAGAAAAGGAAGTGATGCTGAGGGGACTAATGGGTTTTATCAGCGTTATCAAGGTCAGCATTATATTGCTATCCGAGAAAGCACTTTACGCGGAGCGGACTCGGCCTATGTTACACGGTTAGTTTTGCATGAGGCCGCCCATGCGATTTCAATTCGAGAGATGGCGGCGAATCCGGAGCTTAGGGCGACTGCTCAGCTTTTAATGAAGGACACAAAAGAGTGGTTGCAGGAAAACGATCCGGAACTTCACGATCAGCATAGCTATGCTTGGACTAATGAAAAGGAGTTTGTTGCGGAGGCTTTCTCCAATCCGCAGTTCCAAAGACTTTTATCTTTAACGCCGGTTTCGGAGGATATTGCTCGCTTCCTTAAGCTCGACCATAAAACCACTACTATGTGGGACGCGGTTAAGGCACTGGTTAAGCAGGCCATCGAGAAGGTGTTGGGGATTAGGCCCGATGATACCGTCATGGACGCCCTGCTTAAACTCGGGGAGCGGTTCGAGGAAGTTTCAGTCCAGAAGAAAGACCGACTGAGCCGAGCGAATGAAGTCGCGGCGGCTTCGCCCGAAGAGGCCGCATTTAGCGAAGCCGGAAAGGCTGCGAAAAAGGAACTATGGCTACGGCCGCTCTTTAAGGACGCAGCGTCCGCCGGAATGACGGAGCAAGAGTTTGCGCGGTACTCCAAGAAGCTTGAGGCCGAAGCCACGGATGCGCGAGATAAGGCTGTCAAGCAAGCGGCCAAAGCGATTGAAAAGCGCGAGACCGCAGAGTGGAAAGAGAACGAGCGGCGGGTCAGGGACGAAGTGGCTTTGGACCTCTCCTACCGCCCCGACGTGATGGCGGACACTTTCTTCCGCACCGGCAAGTACCCTGGCGTCGAACGGATGAAGGGGTTCAAGCTCGATGCTGATCTTATTCGTGAGCGGTATGGGGAGCATACGCTTGGTGCTCTCGATCCTTCTACTGTCACTAAGTCTGGCGGTATTGATCCTGACGACGCTGCTGGCCTGTTTGGTTTTCGCAGCGGCGACGGCTTGGTTAATGGTCTCACGAAGATTAGGCGGGACCGAGGGGAAGTGAAGCCGGGGGAGTTCCTTAAGGGGCTAATTGATCGGGAAACTGCGGAGCGGATGGAGCATCAATACGGGGTGCTCTCGGAGAATATACTGGAGAAGGCGCGGGAGGATGTAGGGACCGGAGGGCAGGCGGATTTGCTGGCGGACGAACTTCATTATCTGCAGACTCTTTTAACCAAAAGAGAAGATGGGGAGACTAATCCGGCCCGCCAGATCACAGCCGAGCTAATCGCCGAGCGTGCAAAGGAGGCTACGAAGAAGGCGTTCGCTAAGGACGTGGCGAACATTGGCGAGATCACTCGGGACGTTGGGCGGGCCGGGCGGCAGGCCGAGCTTGCGCTCCTCAAGGGCGATATCCAAGCGGCCTTCCAAGCCAAGCAGCGGCAGGCGATAAGCCTGCCGTTGCTTCGTGAGGCCAAGGCGTTTAAGCGCGAGTACGATGCGGCGCAACGGCGGATAGAGAGGTTCTCGAGCAACCCTGTCGTGGCGGGGGTGGATCAAGGATACACTGATCAGATTCATAGTCTCTTGAACATAGTTGGGGAGAATATCCCGAGGACGGAAGAGAACCTTACCCGCGCGCTGGATGGGCAGAAGATCGACGACTTCATCAATCAAAAAGGCGAGGACGGCCGCATCATTCCGCCGCTCAATCTCCCGCCGCGGAAGGCGCTGAACGAATTCACCGCAGAGGAGTTTCACGACTTCGCACAGACTCTCCAGAGCCTTGAGGCCAACGGCCGGGCCGAGAAGCAGATAGAGATCGCGGGAAAGATTTTCGACTACGAGACGGCCGTGGCTCAAGGGCTGCAGAACTTGGACTCGATGAAGGGGTCTTTCGACCCCCGAAACATGAAAGGCTTCCGTCACACGGCTAGAAAACTTGATGCGTCCATGCTTAAGATGGAACAGCTTTTTGATTGGGTAGATAAAAATGATCCAAATGGCGTTTTTAATCGTTTAGTGTTTCGGCCCCTTTCGGAAGCCGAGCATTGGAAGCTGGATAAGCTAGCTGAGCTTTCTAAAGATTTTAAGGGTCTACCAAAAGGCCGCGCGCGAAGGCTTGATCTTGATCGAGAAGTTCAAAATGAAATTCTGCTCGACCCAAAAGAGCAGACGCCAATGAAACTTACTCGGCGAAATATGATTAAGATGGCACTGGATTGGGGTAATGCCTCGAACAGAGAGAAATTGCTTAAGGGCTGGAGGTGGGAAGAACAGGACGTTACTAATTTCTTTAATCAGAATATGAAAAAAGAAGACTGGGATTATGTGCAAAAGATATTTGATATCACTGCTAAACTAGGGCCGGATATTCAAAGAGTAACGAAAGCATTAAGCGGGGTTGAGACGGACTTAATTGAGCCGAAAGAAATTGTGACGCCCTTCGGAACTTATAGAGGTGGGTATACTCCACTGATCGAAGACAGGCT